CGAGCTTCTGCTTCTTGTAGATGGTCTTCGGGGTGGTCTCTCGCTTGGCGATCGCGAAGAACTGCTCCTTCTTCATGTCGCCCTTGATGTAACCCTTGGCGCGCGCCGTGTCGAAAGTCAGATCCGCGGACATCGACTTGATGCGCGAGAAGGGGAGCTTCCGGGTCCCGTTGAGGAAACCCTCAACCCACTCCATCCGCCGCGTGATCCACTGCGGCTTGTTGTCGATCGCCTGCGCGTCCGGGAAGAGCATCTCGATGTTCGTGATGCCGTACTCGCCGGCGTGCTTGAGGAAAGCCTCCTTGAAGGAGCCCAGTTCCCTCGCGTCGTCGACCAGCGTCTGCAGCTGGGCGTGGGTCAGGGTACCGCCGCGCTGCATGCCGTTCCCGGCGCCGCCCCCGGCGTTCTGGTTGTTGTTCTCGAAGACGTTGCGCGCCATCGTGATTCCGTCCTTGTTCGCGTGCTCGACGACCGAGCCGGTGGTCTCGGTTTCCGTGTCCTTCTCGTCCTCGTCGGACTTGTCGTCCTGCTTCCCGCCGTCACCGTCGGCAGAATGCTTTCCGTCGTCCGAGTGCTGAGCGACGGCATTGTCACCGAGCGCCTTCGCGACCATCACGTTCACGAGTTCCTTCTGGTCATCCGTGAGGGAATCGTAAACGTCCTGGTACGTCTTGGCCGTCGAGGCGTGCTCGAGTTCGATCGTGGCATCGGTGTAGATGATCGCCTCGTCGCTGAGAGTTTCCACCGTGGCGTCCGCACCGAAACCATGCTGAATCTGCACGAAATCGATGAGAGCACCGGGATTGGCACCCTTGTGCACGAGGCTGACCTCGATCAGGTCGCCGTGGAGAACGAGGTTGTTCTTCTCCACCAGCTTGTTGGCGTAGATGGACATCGCATTGACGTCCCTGTGCTGGACAACGACCCTGGCCGCTTCGGCCGCCTTGGTGTCGTTGAGGTAGGCATTGCTGTACATGCCATCCGGCCGCCATTCGAGAATGGCGTGCCCCAGGACGTTCTCGGGCGTGCTGTGCTGGTGGGACCACAGAAGGGGAATCTGCTGCCCATCCATGTGCTTGAAAGCCTCGGCGGAGATGGTACGCCCGTCCGAGCACCTCACGCCGAACTTCGTCGCGTATCCCCCGAAATCGGGTTCCACTACGGTCTCCTTCCGGTTCGTCGTAGAGCGCGAGCGCTCAGGACGGTAATTCCGGCACTCGTTGAGAAGCTACCTTGATGGGCTGCTTCGGGGGAAGTGCGGGAGGATTGTCCTGCCCCAGTTCGGATTGGGGCATGTTGCTGTTACGGAGCTGATCCGCCTTGGGATCCTTGCTGGGCTTCCGACCGAAGATCTGCCGGAATTCGTTGGACGACATGACCTCATTGCGGGTCAACTTGTCCACGATCTCTGCGATCTGGTCCAGCGGAATCACCTTGAACGGATCGTAGAAGAACGCGATGCTCTGACCTTGAGTACGAGCCGTCTTGGTCAGGAACGACCGCTTCATGGCCTCCGCAATTGCGGTGAGAATCGGCTCGAGCGTGCGATTGTAGTAGTTCTGCATCTCAGCCGCGGGCGCAGTACCATCCATGACAGCTGTCGTGATGCCCAACTGGCTGTACAACAAGCTAGTCAGCCATTCGACCTGCTTCATGAGGTTGTTTTCAGACGGCCGATTCAGCTGAACGATTTTCTCGGTGCCATCGGTATAGGCAATACCGTATTGGCTGCCCTTCAGCTGGAACTCGATATCCTTGCGTCGCTGCTCTGCCTGCTGTCGACGAGCCTCGGACTTGATCGTGTACGGAAGCTGAATGATCAGATCGAGTTTTCCCGACGCTGACTGTTCGCCCACTGCGTCCAGCTGGCCCAGTGTCTTGATCAGACGCTGAAGGGTAGAGTTCGGTTCGTTCATCACGGAATACAAGGGGTTGGTGACGATTGCCACGTACCTCTTGTCTACCAGAACTTCTTCTCGAAGGCCGGTTTTCTCGTTGTACACAGAAACACGAACCTGAGTCGGATACCACTGGGTGATGCGGCCGACACGCATCCACTGAATATCCCAGCCGCCCGTGATGAACGGGTCCATGGTGACGTCGGTGGGCACGATGGCGATGTAACCTTCGTCGAACAGCGACAAAGCGATGTCCATGCGAAACTCACGCGCTGCCTGATCGATATTGGCTTCGAGTGTGAGGCACGAATTCAGCCCACTGTCGATATCCGATTCGTACCGACCCTGATCGTCAACGCGAACATGCTTGATTTCGATAGCGGAAACGTCGATCGCCAGTCGTGCGAGAATCGATTGGTAAATCGTCTTCTCATTGACGTACCTAGCCCGAAGTCGATCCGGTCGAGTGCCGTAGGAGGCCACCGCTTGGAACGGTTCTATGGGCTTGGTGTTCATGAACACATTCCAGGCATGCTTCAGTCGACCTAATACGGTCATATGCTACCTCCCTCCGTCACTCGAACGCCTCCTTGTTGAGCTTGTAAGCAACGTAGGCGTCCATCATGGCCGCGACGTTGTCGATCTTCTCCTCAGTCCGCTTCTTGAGGAGCTTTCGGTTGCCGTTCGTGTCTTCCAGTGTGATCGCATTGCCCATGGTGAAAGTCATCAGACCCTCATCAAATATAAGCAATCGATCTTCACTCAGTTTCTTCAGTTCACCGAGCGGAACAGACTCTGTTCGTGCACCCTGGATGACTTTCTCAAGCCCGTGCGGTCCGTTCTCCTGTTCCCAGCGCGTTACGAATTCTTTGGCATTGTAGGGGTCGTAACCAAAGCAACGAATATCGTAGCGACACGTCTCGATGTGCGCCTCAAGATCGTCGTACACTTCCATCATGTCCAGCACGGTCCCTTCAAGGACATGCAAGCTGCCTTCTCTGATAAAAGTGTCGTACTTATAACGAAGAGCGCCAGGAAGTTTCGTCAGCGTCTTGCGAGTGATGTAACTTCTGGTTTTGATTCCGAATTCCCCTCGGGGAAGGGGAAATAGGAAAGTGAAAGCACAGAAGTCATCACCCTGCGAGAGGTCCGCCCCCAAAGCACAGGGCAAATCCCAGAAATAACGATGGGGGTGGGGAAGAGTTTCTTCGTACGTGAAGAAGTACGTAAAACCTTCCATGGGAATACCGAATCGCTTGGCCAAAATATCGTTACGCGCTGCCGGAGCCTTCTCTGCACGTTCAACATCAAGCTGGTACGTCTCATAGGTGACCGTACGACCGATGTTGGGCTGGGCCTTGACCCACATGGAAGGATCGGCAACTTCTTCGAGTTCATCAAGCTTGTAATGCCAAATGGAAACGTGAGGAGCGGAGTACTCACCCTTCAGAATCTCCTGGAGCTCCATCTTGATCGTATCGCCCGAGCCGTTTCGAACAGTGCCTTCAGAGCTAATGGCGAGAATCAGATACTCGTCCTGCTTTGATGCGCCCTGCTCGATCGCGCCAACGACATCCTCACGAATATCGCCAGACAGCCACTCGTCAACCGTCGCGACCTTCGGCCTGAGGCCCTGAAGTTTCGCGATGGTCATTGGCCGGATCTCCAGTATAGATCCAGTTAAAAAGTTTTCGATGCCCTTCTTCGTTGCAGCCAACTTCTGTCGCAACATGCGATTTCCAGTAGTGTTCTGCATCGAGCCCTGCGTCAGAAACTTGAAGAGTGGGCCCCTTGCGCGAGTAATAGCGGTGCGTAATGGCGCCATCACCTCCTCTGCTTGCTTCATAGTGGGCGCAGTAGTGATTTGATGGGTTGTAGACGTGTCGACATTCAAGAAGAATGCTTGAATGCATTCCGCGTACATCGACTTTGCCGCGCCACGTGCCACGATCAGGAATTGCTTCTTCGTCAATCGAAGTTTGATGGTCTTCGTGACGTAACGACCCTCTTGACCGTCTGCGCCAGGTTCCCACACAGAACGATCGACGTAGTAAAACCATCCGAAGATTTGTTCTGCCCACAGTTTAAATGTCGGCAGCAAATATAGATCGGTTCCATCGGTCAGCGTCAGCTCACCTTCGCAATACGCGATGAAACCATTCACAGCTTCCGAGTCGTACCAGAATCGGGGGTCTGCAATGAGCGCATCGATCCGGTTCATCTCCGCCGAAACCTCTCGGTTGACGGGAATTTCGCCCCGGAGGACAGCATCCCGAAACAAACCGTAGTAGTACGGCGTAGCCGTGTTCGATAGCGTCATTGTTCACCCCTTTCTAGTAATCGATGTTGAACGCGATGCGCTTGTCGCCCCAACAAACCGCAATTCGATTGAACCACAAACTCGAGGGCAAACCCTTACGTGGTGTAGGGGCATTCACGTCAGGCCATGTGTTCTGCGGAAGCGACATCGCGGCTGCGGATCCCGCCGGACCGATTGTCGCGTGCGGAAGATAGTCAGGGAACTGCGAGCCGTTCCACTGCTTCACGAGATTGTACGCCAACAGCAACTGCGGAGTCGGGTAGAAGATCAAAGCATCAACCGGTGGGTTACCAGTGTCGCCTCCGCCCAATTCCTGAATGCCCGTGACTGGCAAACTGAATGCGCCAGTAATACGAGACGCCGAAATCGCGTCCTTCGCCAGATCATTGAACTGTGCGTCGGATCGATCACCGATAGGCCCCCACACCAACGTCATGTGTGGGAAATCCTGTTGGCACCACGTACCGTCCGACGGCAGGAAAGCGATCATGTAGTCCGGTTCGCTCATGCCAGACCACCTGTGGCGACCTTCTTGGCCACCGTCGTCGCAACCTTCTTGGCGATGGCACCCTGCACTTCCCGCTTACCGATCTCGAGCAATGTCGAGGCGACCCAACGCTGCACAGGTGGTCGCTCGTTGACGGAGAGTCGCTTGAATTGCTGCTCGAGATTCATTCGGTTGATCGCAGTCTGCAGCTCGGCGTTTGTGAGGGCTCGGGCCTTGCCCTGCTTGGCCTTTGCGCGAATATCCAGCGCCACTTGAGCGTCGTGAGACGCGGGAATCTTGGCCTTTCGATGGACACCCCACTTCATACCCTTGATACCGAAATGAGCGAGGATGCCCTCCACGTCCGTCATGCGATTCACTTCCTCTGCGTGCTTGGCGTGGAGATCCGCGATGTCGTACTTGTTGAGCTTGCTCTTGTCGAAATATGTGTCCATCGCAAGGTCAACGTCTTTGTCGGTGAGCTCCACCGTGTCTCTGTTCCTCAAGGTGTCTTTCCCCTTGAAGATCAGAATCGGCTTTTCGCCCCCGAAAGCTTTGACATCGTTCAGATCCAGCAACGCCGAATATCCCCGCTTGGCCAGAAGCGAGTAATAGGGCGTCCTGAAATTCGTTGTCGCCGGCAGAGTCAGTGCAGATTGGAACTGCTTGTACCCCTTGGTCAACATGTACTCTTCGGAAGCGTCCATGAATTTCTTCTGGTACGCCTTCGTCCTGTCGATCTTCAAGCCGCGATTGATGATCGCAGCCACGAAACTGATGTCGACCTGAGATTCCGCCAGGGCTTTGGAAATGCCCTCCTTGTCGGACTCCCACAGCTTCTTGAAAGCGGCGACCTGAGCCTTTTCGCCTGCGACCTTCAAATCACTCTTGAGTTCGAAGGCGTTCGAGAAGATCTTGGAGGCGCCGGTGAAGGCTTTCGCCTGAGCGACGTACATCGAACGATAATTGATCACGTCGTTCTTGGTGAAGGCCGCGTAAACATGGCCGCTAGTATCTCGTGGCCCACCAGCCGAGATGTTGTAGATGGGATTGGTCTTGCCGACGACGAAATCGCCGCCCTTGGTGTCTTCCTTACGAACGCCCCAGTGCATACCCTTGACACCGTGATGGCCAAGAATATCCTCTACGTCGGACACGTCCACCTCCCTTCACTTCGACGTGATCCAGCCACCTGCGGTGGCTCCGTTCATCTTGTGCGGATCCCATGTACTCCCGGAGTACACTTTGGCAGGATGCTGTGCCCAGGCTGAGCCATCCCAGACTTTGGGTTTACCACTCCGACCAAGAGCAAAACTGAAACCAGGAGGATCCGCCGAGACGGCCCAGTTTCCGGACCGAACAGTTTCAACTCCGCTCCCAGCAATGTCATGAAACGCCGACCCTACCCCATCCGCTTGCGGCCAATGCGCAAAGAACTGCGGAGATGCGGCAAGAATATCGGAAGAGCTTCGAGCGAACAGTGCCGCGATCGTCGAGTCAGTCAACTCAGTGGTAAAAATGGACAGGCATGCGATGTTGCCCTTGAAGGCCGAACCAAACTCGTCGCCCAAACACACTCGAGTAATGTCCGAACGAGGAGCTTGCATTGTCAACGCGTCGAGATGTGTCCATGACATCGAACTCGTGCCGTCATACACAGCCCAGTGAGCTCGAGGCGCCTCAGTGGCAGCCGCTTTCGACACGACGAACCAGTACCACTGTGCCGGATTGCCGAACGAGGGGATGTTGGTGTCGGCTTGCTCGTTCAGGCACCACATGTCGCCATCGACGTACAGACCACGATGGCTAAAGTTGGTCGCGTCATACCCTTGCCAGATGGTAGCTGCGCCACCGAACAGATTTGGCATGAACAACGCTGCAGCCGTGTAGGCGCCACTTCCCACACCCCCGGCAGAAGGCGTAGAAATGCTGAGATGACATGCCTCAGTTGATGCGCCGTACAAACTCACGAGCTGGTGTCGATCCAGACGTCGCCCGTCGACGGGCTAACCGGAGCTGATGCTGCCACAGTGATCTTGGGACCGGTGTAGCTGGTTCCTGCCGGTCCTGTGGCGCCAGTATCACCCTTGTCGCCTTTGGGTCCCTGTGGCCCAGTAGCACCGGTGGGGCCCGTCGGACCAGTAGGGCCATCGATGCCGGGAATACCCTGGGGACCGACATTGCCCGTGTCGCCCTTCGGTCCTTGCGGACCAGTGGCACCTGTGGGACCCGCAGGCCCGGCCGGTCCTTGAGGGCCTGCGGGTCCAGGGACGCCGGTGATGACAGCGTCAGCGATCATCTGCTGGACGATGGTGCGATCGACGAACACGCGAAGCCCGGAGAAAACAGTCTGCCCATCACCGATGACGAAACTGTGCTGATCGAGAATGACGCCGATTTCGCCAGCACGAAGAACAGGGTTGGCCGCGGCCCACTCGCTAGCCAAACCCCGCCTCTGTTGGAAGACAAAGATCTTCACGGATGTCCTCCGTCCAGAATTTCGACGTCAGTGTCAGGATCCGGATCAACCCAGGCGATACCTTCTCGTTCGACGCTGATACGCCATTCGAGTTCGTCCTTCTGCTGCTTCATCGAGTCCATGTGGTAGCCCGTAGTGGGCGGATCGAACAACATCCGGACGCGAAGGTACATGTACGACCGGATGTTGTTCTGCGGCATGTTGCCGCCCAGGAAGGTGGACCACAATGCAGTGTTGTCAGTGATCTCGAAGCCCTGGGTCGGCCCGACACCCAATTGATGCAGCGTACTGAACACCGAGTTGATGTGGAGGATGATCACTTCATCGAACTCGTGGCGATCAGCGGGGATACCCAGAGCATTCTTCGTGCTGTCGAGAATGCTGTCGATCATGGCTCACCTCCCTGGGCTACCATTTTGACCAGAAGGTCAGGACTGCGGCGTGAACGGGAAGTCGCCCTCGATCTTGACGTGGGCCGTGCCGCCGGCGGTGTTGCTCGCGCCCTTCAGCGCCTGGACCTCGGCGCTCAGCTCCTCGACCTTGGAAACCAGCGTCTGCAGCACCGGCAACAGGGCGCGAGTCGGGCCCTCCCAACCGGCATCGGTCCACGCGATGATCGATCGCAGACTGGTGGCGCCCGTCTTCGCCTTGCCGTCCGCGCCGGTTCCCTGGCGGTTGATGGGAGTGTCGAGAATCCCGTTGATGACATCCTGGTCGGCCATGTCTCCTCCTGATCCACCGCTCACGAAAGAATCGTAGGCCTGCTGAGCGAGCGAAATCAGCTGACCGAACACGCCGTCCATGTACGGACCCGGACACGAGGTCGCATACCAGTAGTGATGCGGCACGAGATTGCTGGAATTCGGCCTCGTGCCGATGACATGAGCGAAGAGCCAGCCTGCGAGCCTGGCAGTCTCGTGCCACGTCGTCTCCGAGACGGGCCAATTGCCGCCCGTGCTGGAATTGCTCTGCTCGATCGAGATGGACTTCTGATTGCCCTGCGTGTTGCCACACGCCCATGCGTATTCGTGAACATCGACGTACTGCGCGACATTGCCATTGCGATCCACGTCGAAATGCGCCGACGCTTCGCGAGTCTGCCAGGTCGCGAGCACGTTCTCATGGGTCATCACGCCAGCGTTGTGATGGATCGTCACCATGGTCTTGGTGTAGCGGTCATGGTTGACGTGGCCGGTCGCACTCAGTTGGGCGATCAGATCCTTGACCGGCCGATCGTATCCGATCGTGGCCATGTCAGCTGTCCTTGTTGTACTCGGACTCGACGTGCGAGGCGTCCAGCTCGCTGAAACCGGCCGCGCGGACCCGGAGGCCGACGTTCTTGCTGCCCCACTCGCCGCGCCGGGCCGAGTCGAGCACGTGCGAGACGTTGGGGCGGTAGACGGACGGGGCGCCGCGGCTGAGCCGCTCGTTCACCAGGGTGAGCACGGCCGTGCTGTCGAGACCGGCGTCGTCGAGGTTCTGGCGCACGACGTTGAAGTCGCCGAAGTGGCCGTTGAGAACCTCGTTCGCCAGCTCCGCGGTGGACCGGGTGTCGGGGGTCTTCTCCTCGGCCGGCTGCTCCGGCGCCGTGGTGCCCTGCGGGTCCTTCGGAGCGTCGGGCGTAGTGTTGTTCTGCTCCTGGTCCACGTTCTCGGTGGTCTGCTCGCTGTCCGAGGTCTTCTTCGTGGGCATGATGATCTCCCTTACCAGAGTTTCGTATCGCCAGGGGTCCGGGGAACGAATTCTTTCAACAAAAGATCTTCGTCTCCGAAGTGGATCGCGTTGTGAGTGCGCAGCGTCGTGCAAATCAGGTTCTCAGGATCGAGGGCCATTGACGTTCCGTACTCAAGGTCTCGCTGGGTGATCGGATTCATGTGATGCACAATCAAACCCGAGTGAATTTCACGACCTGCGATCCCTAGGTCACACCCACTGTCTCGCACGATGACATCTCTACGCGTACGACGCCAATCGCGAGACGTGTAGAATTGCTGGTTGATGTAACGGTTGTGTCCGAACGTCTCGCAGCCGACTTGCCCTCGAATTTGCAAGTATCTGTAGCGTTCTTCGAAGGTGTCGAACTGGATCAGCTCAGAATATGTCCTAAGGCTCGTACTCATCGTACTCAGCCTCTTCAATCGCAGGTGCTTGACCCGTGTAGGTGCGCATCGCTCTCAGCGCATCCTGAATCAGCTCGCCCATTTGCATCTCGGCAAGCATTTGCTCGCGTTTGGTCTTCGCAAGCTCGATTTCGTGCTCCAGACGAGTCTGCTCGAGCCGCTCCCTCGAGGAACCGAGCTTCAGGTAGTGCGTGATGACCTGCGCCGAAGCTGTTCCGTCTTGAATTTGGCGATGAGCAAGGTCGACGGCCGCATCGATGAGCTGATTCTCTCGTTCTTGCGGAGTCCTGGCCGGCGAACGAGGGGCGCCCACTTCTTTCGAGGGAGTTCTTCGCCTAGCTGGCACAGTTGAGACCTCCTTTCATGCCACTTCTCAAGACC